AAATAAAAAATAATTTTTTTTTTTGGGATTTCGTTAATATAAATATCTATAGAAAACATTCCCATCTGAATAATGGCAGTATTTGTATCAAATGTAATAATTGAACAGGGTTTTGACTTTGATACAACTTTTCAGTTGGAAGATACCACTACAAATGATTTTATAAATTTAAGTGGATATGCTGTAGATGCTCAACTTAGAAAGACATACAGTAGTTCTACAGCAGTATCTTTCGCATCAACCATTGTAGAACCTTTTTCTGAGGGGCGGGTTCAAATATCATTAGACTCAACAGTTACAGTAGATTTAAAACCAGGTAGATATGTTTATGATATAAAGTTAACTGCGGGTAATGGAACAGTAACTAAGGCTATAGAAGGGTCGGCATTAGTAAGAGCGGGAGTGACTAGGTAATGGCCACCATAAAAGCAAGAGTTGGTTCTCAAAATGTAGTACGTGTCTTATCTAATGCATCATCTCCACCTTCAAGATTAAATAACCTATTTGATGTTGTTGCTGACGATAAAGAAAATAAGGATGGTTATATTTTAGTCTGGGATTCTATCACTGAAAAATATTATTTAACAAATACTATAGATGCTACATCATTAGTTGCTACTGGTTTTGTAACCTTCGCAAATACACAACAATCAACATCACCATCAACTGGAGCATTTGTTGTTGTTGGTGGTGCAGGAATTGAGAAAAATTTATATGTTGGTGAAAGTTTAAATGTAGGCGAAAATGTATTCGTAACGGGACTATCCACATTTTCTAACGATGTTCTTATTAATAATGAATTAAGTGTAACTGGATTAACCACTGTAACTAATACAACTGATAATGTATTGGGAAATCCAGATACTGGCGCATTACAAGTTGATGGTGGTGTTGGAATCAATAAAAACTTAACCGTTGGTGGAAGTTTTTATGTTCAAGGAACATCAGAATTTATAGGTAATGCAACCTTCAGAGGCGGTACAATTGGTATCGGTGATTCTACAGGTGATGATATTGATGTTGGTGGTGAATTTGTATCAGATTTAGTTCCAAATGATAACAATGCTTATGATTTGGGTATTGATGGAAAACGTTGGAGAACTGCAAGATTTGCCACTTCAGTTGAAACCAATCAATTATTTGTATCTGGAATTTCTTCCTTTAGTAATACATCAATCTTCACTTCATTAATAGATGCTAATGGTGGTATTGATGCCAATTCCCTTAAGGTAGAAGATCTTACAGAAAATAGAGTTGTCATTGTTGGTATTGATGGAGAACTTGAGGATGACGCCAACTTCACTTTTGATGGTTCACAACTGGTTGTTGGTGCAGCACTAACTGTTAGTGGAATTGCAACATTCACTGGAACAATAGACGCTAATGGTAACTTAGATGTAGATGGTTACACTGAATTAGATGACCTTAATGTCTCTGGCGTTTCTACATTCCAAAACGACACAAATATCCTTACAAATTTATCAGTCGGTGGTACTTCTATATTTTATGATAGTATATATTATGCTGAAGATTTGTATTCTGGACCAAATGGAATTGGATTCTTTAGAAATGATGGCGAATTTATCTCTTCACCAAGCACAGAGAATCCTCTTACAACTTCAAACTACATTCTTACTACAGATGCTTTTGATGAGCCAATCTGGACAAGCACAATCGATGGAGGATCATACTAATGGCAAAACCAACTACTAGACAAGGACTTATTGATTATTGTTTAAGAAGACTCGGAGCACCAGTATTAGAAATTAATGTTGCCGATGATCAAATTGATGATTTGGTGGATGACGCTCTTCAATATTTTAATGAACGTCATTATGATGGTGTTGAAAAAATGTATCTTAAATATAAGATAACAGATGATGATATTGCTAGAGGTAGAGCAAAAGGAACTGATGGAGTTGGAATTGTGACTACGACCGCAACTTCTACAGGAATTGCTGCAACTACATTCAATTTTTATGAAAACTCAAATTTCATACAAGTTCCGGATTCGGTCATTGGAATTGAAAAAATTTTTAAATTTGACACTAGTTCCATATCTGGAGGAATGTTTAGCATTAAATATCAATTGTTCTTAAATGATCTATATTATTTTAACTCTGTAGAACTTCTCCAATATGCGATGGTCAAATCTTATTTGGAAGATATTGATTTTCTTTTGACCACTGATAAGCAAGTTAGATTTAATAAAAGGCAGGATAGACTATATTTAGATATAGATTGGGGATCACAATCTGCTGGCGATTTTATAGTGATTGAATGTTATCGGGCTTTGGATCCAGCATCATTTGTTCAGGTATATAATGATAGTTTTGTCAAAAAATATTTAACTGCTCTGATCAAAAGGCAGTGGGGTCAAAATTTAATTAAGTTTAATGGCGTAAAACTTCCCGGTGGAATTGAATTAAATGGAAGACAGTTATATGAAGATGCTGAGAGAGAATTGGAAGATATTAAACAAAGAATGACTATGGAATATGAATTACCACCTCTTGATTTTATAGGTTAATCATTATGGCACTAAATCCATTTTTTCTACAAGGTTCTTCTACGGAACAGTTTCTCATTCAAGATTTAATTAATGAGCAATTGAAAATATACGGAATAGACGTGTATTATCTCCCAAGAAAGGCTTTAAGTACGGATTCTATTTTAAATGAAATTAATACTTCAAAATTTGACGATTCATTTTTAATAGAAGCATATTTGGATAATTATGAGGGGTATTCTCCTGGTAGTGATATTATGACCAAATTTGGATTAAGATTGAAAAATGAGATCAATCTAATAATTTCCAAAGAAAGATTTGAAGAATTTATCTCCCCATTTTTAATTGCGATACAGGAAGGATTAGAAAGGGAAATTTTGGTGTCCGAAAATCCTAATTATGATCTCAATAGTATTGCAAGACCGATGGAGGGGGATTTAATTTATTTTCCATTAGGAGAAAGACTTTTTGAAATAAAAAGAGTTGAGTTTGAAAAACCATTTTATCAATTGGGGAAAAACTATGTTTATGAACTTCAATGCGAACTCTATGAATATGAGAATGAAGAAATTGATACCGGAATTGAAGGAATTGACTCTGTAACTAAAGAAGAGGGATATATTACAACTCTTAGATTGATTAATTCTGGGATTAGGACCGCAACAGCAGAGGCAACCATAACATCTGGTGCAGTAAATCAAGTATTTATTAATGATGATGGATCTGGATATACTGGAACTCCAATTATTACATTTTCAGACCCTCCTTTAGATCAATATGGAAACGTTGTTGGAGAACAGGCAACTGCTGTAGCAATAACAACTTCAGTTGGCAATATTCAATCAATTAATCGTATAGAAATAACTAATGGTGGTTCGGGATATACATCACCACCGACTATAACAATTGCTGGAGGAAATGGTACAGGTGCTGCTGCAACATGCTCTATTGGTGGAACACTATTCAGTGTATCCAGATTGACAATTACAGAATCTGGAAATGGATATTCTGGATCTCCTACAGTAACTATAAGTGATCCTACAAGTGGCGTTACAGCAACAGCAATCGCCAGAGTAAATTCAAATTCCGAAATAGAATCCTTAAGAATATTGAATGGTGGAAGTGGATATACATCAGCACCTACTGTTACTTTCCAATCTCTGGGAAGTGTTGGTATAGGAACATTTGTTTATAATGAAACTATCACGGGACAAACATCGGGGACTACTGCCAAGATAAGAGACTTTAAAGTAGTTGAAGCACAGCAAAATGAGTATAATCCACCAATAGACGCTCAAGTTTATCTAAATACTGGTACATTCTATCCTGGAGAAGTTGTAGTCGGATCAATATCTGGTGCTACATATACTGTTCAAAATTATGATAGGGACAGTTATGAAGATCCATATGACTCTAACGAAGAAATAGAATTAGAAGCAGATTCTATTTTGGACTTCACTGAAAGTAATCCCTTTGGAGAATATTAATGCTAGGAACTTATTTTTATCACGAGATAATACGAAAAACTATTGTTAGTTTTGGCACCCTTTTCAACAATATTTACATCAGACACGAAGATAAAAAAAATAATATAGTTGATGAAACTAAAGTCGGATTATCTTATGGTCCGATGCAAAAGTTTCTTGCAAAGATAGAGCAGCAGGCAGAATTGAATAAGGGTATTGCAATTACCCTACCTAGAATGTCTTTTGAGATGGTTTCTTTGCAATATGATCCAACAAGAAAGACCAGTGTGACACAATCTTTTAGATCTTGTGATGAATCTGGAAATGTAAAAAAAGTTTATATGCCTGTACCCTACAATATTGGATTTGAACTTAGTATATATTCTAAATTGAGTGATGATGCTTTACAGATTGTTGAGCAAATACTTCCATTTTTTCAACCATCATTCAACTTAACTTTAGACCTAACAGACTCAATTGGTGATAAGAAAGATATTCCAATAGTTCTTGATAGCATTGATATGCAGGATGATTATGAGGGAGACTTTACCGTAAGAAGAGCACTCATTTATACTTTAAGATTTACGGCAAAATCATACGTATATGGTCCAATCGCAGATTCTACTGAAGGACTCATTCGCAAGGTTCAGGTTGATATGTATACAGATACTAACGTTCAAACTGCTAAGCGTGAAGTAAGGTATACGGCAACACCAGATCCAATTAACGCAGAACCTGATGATGATTTTGGATTTAGTGAAGTTTGGGAAGATTTTTCAGATTCTAAAAACTACAGTCCAACTCTACAAACTGATATTTAAAAATTATGTCTGATAATTATGATTCCATCGATGAAGCTCTCAATATAGAGAGTAAGATTGTAAAGGTAGAAAAAGTTTCCTCAGAAATTGAAAATGTAAAACCGAAAGGTCCCGATATCGAAAAGGATTATCAATATACTCGTGCTAATCTATATTCATTGATTGAAAAAGGTCAAGAAGCAATCAATGGAATTATGGAACTTGCCGGTGAAGGTGGAAGTCCAAGAGCATATGAAGTCGCTGGTCAGTTAATCAAAAGTGTTGCAGACACAACTGATAAGTTGATTGATCTTCAGAAAAAACTTAAAGATGTTGAAGATCAGTCTGTAAAAACCACAAACAACAATGTTACCAATAATGCTGTATTCGTTGGTTCAACATCAGACCTTCAGAAGATGTTAAAGCAAGGTTTTCTAAATAGTAAAGAATAATATCTTTCTCTAATGGGTTGGTCCGAAAAGTATAAAAAATCTATTGATTGTGACAACCCAAAAGGTTTTAGTCAACGTGCTCACTGTCAGGGACGAAAAAAGAAAATGTCCGAAGAAAAAAAAGATCATGAATATTCTATGGCTCGTTCTGAGGTAAAAACTATTCAGAACGCAGCAAAACGTCTTCAGAAGAAGATGGGTAAAAAAGGTGAAGGTAATTTACAAGCATGGGTTCAATCAAAAATTACCAAGGCAGCGGATTACATTGATACTGCGGCAGATTATGTTGCAAATGAAGAAACTGTCAAAGAAGAGGGACTTCGTGATTGGTTCGGAAAATCCAAATCAAAAGACGGTAAAAAGGGTTGGGTTAACGTCGTAACAGGTGGAACCTGTGCAAGTGATGAACCTGGTGAAGGAACACCCAAATGTGTTTCTTCAGCAAAAAGAGCAAGTATGAGTAAAGTAGAGAGACTTTCTGCACAAAGAAGAAAGAAAGAAGCAGATCCAGGACAACAAGCAAAGACTGGTGCAGCAAAACCGACTTATGTTTCTACAGATCCAAAGAAGAAAATAAAGAAAGAAGAAGTAGAAGTAGCAGAAGCAAAAGACAAACCAGGTAAGGGTAGTGGCAAGAAAGATGCCTGTTATAATAAAGTAAAGTCACGTTATAGTGTTTGGCCAAGTGCTTATGCTTCCGGTGCTTTAGTTAAGTGTCGTAAAGTTGGTGCCGATAACTGGGGGAATAAATTTGAGAGTTACGATTTCTCAAACTGGAGAGAAGACTTCAAGGCACTTGAAATTGAAACAGTGAATCTTATTGAACCAGAACCAATCAAAGGTGGTCAACCTATCGATGAAAAATGTTGGGTTGGTTATAAACAAGTTGGTATGAAGAAAAAGGGAGACAAAGTAGTTCCCAATTGTGTAAAAGAAGGTGAAGAAATAAACGAAATTCATAGTCAGGCACATACACCACATGAAGTACCATCTGGCAACCTTAAAAAATTAGTAAAAAAGGCAGTTAAAAGAATTGATACTGATGCTGATGGGGATGTTGATAATAACGACAAAGCAAAAGGAGAACTTGGAGAATTTATTCCTGGTGTAGGAAATAAAAGACTCTATAGTATGACTAGGCCCAAAACTGCAAAAGAAAATTTCTCAAATTGGAGAGAAGATCTAGGTGAAGATTGGCAGAAAGTCAATAAAGGAGATGAGACCGATGGTATGAGTCAAAAAGCAGTCGATGCTTACCGTCGTGAGAACCCAGGTTCCAAACTTAAGACTGCTGTAACTGGTGACCCAAAACCAGGCAGTAAGGA